ATCCAGTTATCAATGTACCAACTCAAGCAGAGTTTGATGCTGCAGTAAAGGCAGAACGTCAAAAACAAGAAGCAGAAGAGCAACAAAAAACCAGAGGTCTTCCAGATACTACCCCCCCTCCTCAACTGCCTCAGGTTGTTCAAACTCCCCCTACTCAAACTCATGTTGCTGCTCCAGTTGCAGAAATACCTGCAGATAAATCACAACCAACCTTTTCTGTTTATGGTGTCGATATTAATTTACCTGACCCTTCTCTTGTTGCTACGGCTGGTGCTGTCGCAGTAGTCACAACTGCTACGACAATGGTTTCTGGTATTGCACTAAATGCTTTGAAGAATGCTGCTGAACCTTTAATTAGAGAAGCAGCAAAAAATAAGTTCAAAATCAAACTCAAGCAAGTCAAACCTGTTCTGCATTATGTTCTTGCAGAAGAAGGACACATTGATATTTTTGAATACTCTTCAGAAGGAACTCGTCTTGTAGAACAAGTTGATAACGTAGAACAATACATTCGTGATCAAGTTGATACTAATGCTTTATATGAAGTTGAGAATAAAATTATTATTGATGACGTTATTTCCGATAAATTTACAAAAGAAGGGCAAAAGAGATTCAAACCTCTATTTGCCCCTGCTAAAAAAGTTGCTAAGAAATTATCTGCTCGTTTATCCTTTTGATTTATTTTTCAATTTAAAAGCAGCATCACCAAGAAAAGAACCTACAGCAAGTATAAGAACTTTTGCATATGCATCTCTACTTGTGGTTTCAAGTTCTACCATTCCTTCACTACGAATAGCAACAGATTCCACAGCAGAAATCATAAGAGCACTCCAGATAATCAGGAATAATCTAACAATATTAAAGTAAATCATAAATCAACCAAGAATAGAGTTTCTCCAATCTTCACTCATATTCACCATAATTGCTTCTGCTGCTTCTGGTGTTTCAGCATATCCTTCATCAAGAAGATGTGAAAGGATGATGTCGTAAATATCTACTTGTTCTTTTTTTAATTTTCTTCTATATCTTCTTTCATCATCCTGTTGTTTCTTATAAGATTTTTGAAACTCTGATGATGGTTTCTTTCTACCTTCTTTCCAATCTTTTTGCATAAGAGCAAAAGTTCTATTCATCCTCTCTTCTCCTGCTCTTTTAGCAAGTTCAGAAGAAATTTCATCAAGTTGATGGACTTTATTATATACTTCTTGAAGATTGCGAAATTCTTGTGCATCCATCTTATGAATACTTTTTTAGTTATTTATTAGAAGCAAACCTACCACTCTCTTCTCTTGGAATATTCATACCTTTTCTTTTCTTATTTCTTTCTGCTAAATCTGGTCTTTTTTTACCAGTATTAGCAACACTAATTTTTGCTTTTACTTCTTCACCAATAGGTTGCCCCCTTCTACTCTTATTCAGTTCAGCAAGATGAGGATTTTTTTGAACTCCTTTCTTTCCTTTATTCCAAGGAACTCTACCTTTTGGAGCACCACCTCTTTTTCCTGCTTCACTCAATACTTGTTGTATTACCTCTTCTTTTTTTATAATTCCAGATAGTGCTTCATAAGCAATCCTATCATATTCATTACCATATTCTTCATAGAGTTTTTTATGTGCCTCTGCGTGTTCTTCAACACTTAACTCTACAAGATTGCTGGGGTCGTCTGTGCCTCCCATATGTTTAGGCACAATATGGTGAATGTGTTTCATTCTACTCTGTAAGTCGCAATACTATTTATACAAGAAAAGGTGCCGAAGCACCCTTTCCACCTATAATGCGACTTACAGGTGATACTATTTATTCTACCAGAGTTCCTCTTTGTCGTCTAATTTCTTTTAATTCTTCAAAGTTTTTAACTTTGGTGCCTCCCGAGTAAGACCAAGCAAATCCTTCATCAATCATCATTTGATTAACTGATTTCTTTTTATTGACTGCGGATACTTCAGCATCCCCAATAAACAAATGTCCAAGAATTCTTCCGTACTTTTCGGTAGAATCTGGGAGTTCTGTTTTGACAATAATGTCAGTTTGACCTTCTAACTTTTTCTTGAGCCATTCTTTAACTTCAAGACCAAGTGCCTTTTCTTTAGCATCAGTTGTTCTGCTCTCTGGGGTATCAACACCAGCAAGACGAATTCGTTTAGTAAGGGAGATATCAAACCCAAGGTCAATAGCAGCATCAATAGTGTCGCCATCTACTACCTTATATACTGATTTGATTCTATAGATATACGGGTCTTTGTCTGCCATTAGAAAGGAAACTTAATACTCCCAGTATTTAGTTTGGGAATTGGTAGTTTCTCAAATGCTTTATTCACTTGATTCTCCACAACCTTACCAACGAACTGTTCTGGGTTGTTTAAAATTGCTTCCGCTTTTTTATAAGTCACATAAGCACCGTAACAAAGTGCTCCACTAATGAGAAGACTTGTTGTTGACAGAATGATTGCTAGGTTCTTCATTTTTCATTTCCTCGTGTGCTAATCGTAATATGTAGTAGATTACATATAAAGTAAAGATAAGACCAGACCCCAATATTATAATTACTCCCCAAGGAAAGTCGCTCATTAGAACTTACCTTCTACACACATTTCTGCTTTCTTATTTGGATAATAAGGGTACTTACCCTCTTGTGGTTTCATCCATCCACAACCAATCAGCCAATCCATTGTCATTGGAGTTGGTCTCATCTGTTCCCACAGTGGACCCTTAGCACACATTTCTAACTTTTCTGCAGTGACATTGGATTGTTCTTCTGCCCAGTTAGCATCTGCTTCCCAAGGAACTGCACGACCTTGACCCATCGTTTCATAAGTCAATCTTGTAGATTTCATAACCCAGGCAGGGATCTCACTATCTTGATGAACCTGTGCCATAAAAGATGTTTTTAATCCACCACCCATACAGTCTTGAACTGTATGCCATCCTTCGTGTCTCATTGTTCCTAGAAACTCTCTAGGATCTTTAAGAAGAGTTTCATTTACAAAGAAACGATTATATTCTGGTTTATATAATCCTACTGTTCTTGGTGTGAAATATCTTTCTGGTGCAACATAAACAGGAACTCCAAGTTTATCAAGTCCTGCAATGATTGCTTTTAGTTCTTCTCTAAATGGATCAAAGTCTGGATCTTTTAGTAATTCAGAATCTACTGTAAGTTTTTCTACTCCTTCAGTACATTCCAAAAGTATCATACAACCCATTGCTGATAAACTATAAGGTTTTACAGTTGGTTGTGTTTTAATTATTGATTCTGCTGCTACTGGAGAAATCAATGCTAATGATAAACTAATTGCTGTGAGAATTTTTTTCATTCATCCCACCATCCTTCTTGTTTATGAATCCAGATTTTCAAATCTTTGACATATTTTCTCAAGATCTGGGCCTGTTCTTCATGCCAAAAATCACCCGTCTCCATGTGAAGACGGGTGTGATTATCTATAGCTTTGAGTATTTGATGGATGGGAGCATTCCAACACTCTCGTTTAGGAGTGTTCCATTCTCTTGGCATGGGTATGTAAATGTGTAAATTTGATTATCACCTAAAAAATCAGTTTGGCATAAATCAGGACCCACTAACATATGTCCAACAATAGTCAAAGTCACAAATTCAATCATTTTTTCTTTCCACCATTCTTTGCCTTTTTGGCGTTCGCATTGCCAGAATTCTGCTTTTTGTTATTAGCAGAACCTGCCGAACCTTTCTTACCTTTGTTTGCTGACTTTGCCATTATGCGCCACCTGTGCGAGGTTGTACTTGACCTTCTTCAAGTGCTTCAACTCTTTCTTCAAGAGTTGGTTCAGCAGCAACTTCTGGTGCTGGTGGTTCTGGAGTAGGTTCTACTACAACTTCTCTGCGTGGTTCTTCTTTCTTCTCATCTTCATCGCCACCTTTCTTCATGGTATTAATACCAAATGTGGCGGCAGATGCAGTAAACACAGTAGCAATAAATGTTGGATCCATTTTAGCAAGAAGTCCTGCATAAGATGCAGTCAATAGTGCAGCAGACCAACTCAAAATCGCTACGCGAATAACAGTACTCATACATTTACCTTTCTTGTCGTTGTCCATTTTTTTTCTAGTGTAAGGTTAACCTTTTTTCCAAGCTTCACCTTCTGCTTTTCTTCTACGAGCAAGACCTGCTTCTACATTAGAACCAGGATTTCTGTAGAGGAATAGCGCATCGGGCACCAGATCCCATTCTTTATTCTTTAAGCGTTTAGTAATAGTATTAAAGTTATCGCCACCGTAAAAACCGGCACCAAGATTATAAGCAAAGCTGAGCAGAGCGCCTCTTTTTCCATCTGACATTTCATTCCAATGTGGGATTTTGCGAAGTGAGGGGAGGAAGTTATGCTTGCACTCTTCAATCAGAAGTTCATCCGCTTCTGCTTGTGTAATTGTATCTCCCATCTTGAATGGCGAACCATCCTTCTTACGAGTACAACCCCAACCAATAGTGATTGGTAGATTGCCGGTTAAAGGATCCGGATATGCATTTAATCTACATCCTTCAAACTCTTTGATTAATTTAATGCCCATCTGTGGAACATCATCTCCACCAACTACAGGAGCTGCAGCAGCAGGAGTAGATGCTGATGCAGCATTAGTCTTTTTTCCACGATAAATCTCCGCCCAATCAATATTATCTTCTAGATATTTGACTGGGAGGTTATCTTCCAACCACTGAACTGCTTTGACGTGGTTAGGATTCTTCTCGTCATAAAACTTGAAGAAGTTATGTAAGTCGATTCTTGCCATTGTTGTCTCCGAAATACCGTTGATAAAGTTCGTTTGCTTCTACGTGCTTTCCATGATTTGTAAGTTCTTTGATCACTTTAAGCATTTTTGCCTTAAATCTAATCGAAGATTCTGCCCCATCCATCGTTACCCCCTGGACACCAACGGTGCTTGAGAACTGCTTTGGTATAGATTGTCTTCTTACCGTTAGTTACAGGTCCAGTATAGTTATCGTTAAGAGAACCATAAGGATCGTTTACATAATATCCTTTTCCATCTGGTGTCTTACCAATTACAACGCACATGTGCCCACCAGTAGGTGCAGAAAGAGAACCCCTATGGAGTATGCCAATAACAACGGGCTTCCCAGCGTCCAAACTTTTATCAATATCAGCAAAAGATAGATTGTAACTAAAGTGTGACTTAACACCATAACCTGCCAGAACCTTCGTCTGTACGGCATGGTCCGTTGTATCACCAATCGCAAATACTTTCTTGACGTATTCATCGTCACCTTTAATGCTTCCTGGCTTGAGGAAAGCAAGGCACATAGCGCACGATGAAGAGTTGCAAGTTCTATGTGCATCTCTGTAGTTATCTACTTGATTGAAATATGGAACGTTTAGAACCGCTGGTGTAGGGGGTTTGGTTCTAAAAATTCCAATCCAATCTGTCTCCGCATCGTCTAAAAATTGGGGAGGAAGATTATCTTCTAACCACTGAACCGCTGCAACATGATTTGAATTGCTATCATCATAAAACTTAAAAAAGTTATGAAGATCTAGGGTCATGGATTATCTCTATAAACACTGAAGATATTTATAAAAAAAGCGCCTTTTTGGGCGCTTGATTATCTTCAGGCAGTAACAGTTTCTCGAACCGTAGATTTTACATATTCAAAAACATTTTCTGGAGTAGTCTCAACATAAGGATCTTCAGGGGCATTATCGCGCTGTCCTGGTTCAACAAACAGTTTCTCGATGACTCCGTTATCCA